GTGCGACTGTGAGGGTAGCCCACTATCACTAAGGATAAGTATTATTAAGTTAAGCTACGGTCTAAAAACAGACCATTCATTTTTCCATCTCTTGCAAAGTAATATTAAACATATGTTGAGGGTACCAGGTGGTGAGTTCTCCCTTTTAAGGGAGGCATTTAAGCAGAAACGTAATAAGAAGGTCCGTGCAGAGTTTTTTCGTCTTTCAACCTTTCATTATAAGGGTACTGAGTTAGTTAAGGGATATGCGGCAGGGTGTGCGTCTGCACAGCCGCATGTTGGGTGTACGTGTGTCCTGCGTATAGAAGGGACACATGAGCAACTTCTTGATTATGATGCCAAGCTTCCTATGCGCGATTTTTCCAATGCTGTCCGGTCTTGGATTACGGAAGTCACCACTAGGTTTGAGTTCCACGCTGGAGAGGTAGTCGAGGTTCTTACTCCGAACCTAAAAGACCTGATGATAATTCGGACGATGTTGCGATTTAAGGGGGATCAAGAAGACCCGACCAACATACGTATCGAACCCCCTCCATTAGCTAAGACAGCGTGGCCGAGAGGCGAGGAGCATAGTGTTGACTGGTATCCTATTAAGATAGCTGTGCTGCGGGCTGATATGACTCACTATCGGCTTAAGTACGGTACCGACTTTAGGCAGTACATATATCGTTTAGTTGGTCCAGATGGCAACTTGGACAAAGAAAATGGGCAGAAGAGGTTTTTATATGAGCTCCCAGACCCTAAGAAAGTTGGCCTTATCCCGCAATTGTTGTGTAAGACTAATGTTAGTATGTATTGGACAGCTTTTGGTACGACCGCTGGCCACCCACATTGGGTAAATCGAGCTTCAGGGATGTACCCGACTAAAGCGCTGGACGCAGTGTCAAAGAATATCAGGGATACGCATAAAATGGAGTATGAATGGTTGACGGATATTAAAACCCATACTACCGATATTCTGGAGATGATGTACCATCAGTACGGTACGCGAAAGTTCTGGGGTAAGCTTCGGCTCCCTCTGGATTCTGTATCGACGGCCGGCCGAGCGCTCCATGCTAGTTCAGGTGAGAACCCTGGTCCTGAGTCAGTGACGTCGTATGATGGTGTGAAGTTAAAAATTGGACCTAATTCAAGCAAATATGTTTCGCACATAAGTGATATCCGTGGAGTTTTACAATTTGTCCGTGACCCACGGAATAGTCCCGCAGTTTATTGGAAATCGCTTGATAAAACAGAGACCGGTTTTAATCTGGACAAGGATAAGCGTACAATCGAAGAATGGGATGCTGATGCCAATAAGTGTCGTACATTTGTTGTACCCTCATCGGTCTACGCCCTTGGTGAAATAATAGTCGGACAGCGTATGGAAATGGAGCGTGGGCGCGTTAATAAGATAGGTTTTTCCTGGGCCCATGGGGGGGCTGATCGTCTCGCAGCATCTCTTAATATAAGGAGTATAAAACAGGCATTAATGAAAATTTTGGTTGAGGGGGACGCGAAGACGTTTGACCAGACTGTCAAGGCACGTTTGACAAATTTATACATGTCCATGGGTTTGATATACGATGCACGTGACTCGCCCTACCTGGCTGCACGTAAAGAGATTACCCGATGGCTCACCGAAAATATGATATGTCGTATTACGCATTTTATGGGCCCGATATGGGGACAGCAGAGAGGTGGCGTCCCTTCTGGTTCGCAGAATACGAGTACGATGGATGGTTGGTGTTCTTTCTTTTATTTCGCGTCATTCGTCCGTTATCAAGCCGAGAAAGCAACGGGTGAGCTGCGTGAAAAGCTCATGACCTACTGGTTGCAAATGCTCATTTTATGTGTAATTTATGGAGATGATTTTTTGTACACCTACTCTGAGGATCCTGACCTCCACACTGTGTTGTCTGGTCGTAATTATCAAGAATTTTGCAAAAAATACTACGACGTTGATATCCGTGATTTGAAAGATGGTGTTACATTTATATCGGTTGCGAAAGACGGAGTTTTGTTACACGTGGG